GCCTGAAATATTTGGCTGTGAAAGTCCGCTCTCATAACCTACCCATGTAGTTCTACTAATACCAATACTAGCGGCTATTTCAGCCTGTGAAAGTCCAGCATTCAACCTTAAGTATTTTGCATTTTCTGAAAAAAATATCATCTTATTAACATACTGTTGATAAATTAGACTATTAAATACTTGCAATTGTCTAAAAATTAGACAACCTTTGTATTCCATAAGAATACAATAAAAGTAAGATAAAAAAAATGGAGAAACCAAATAAAAGAGATGCGGAAACTGCATACAGAGTGAAAAGAATAATGGAAATAACAGGCTTAACTAAGGATGCTATCTACAAAATAATCCGAGGCGACCGAGAAAATGAAGAGGTTTTTTCAACCTACATGGATTTGCAGGAACGGGATAACGCATTGTTAGCAGAGGTTAAAAAACTTGTACCATTTAATTAAAAAAATATGAGTGATCCAAATTTTAGTAAGGCAGATTTCATAGAGGCAAACAGAATTGCCAGCCAGAAGCCGATTGCAAAACTTAGAAGGTTGAGATTATTGGCGCTTGATCTGGCTCAATATAATTTAGAATACAATAGGCAGTCAGAAATTTCAGGCCTTCTTCAAGAAATCCAGAGTCTCGAAAAATTAGTGTAAAGGTTAAGATGTAATCACCATCCGGATCATAAGCAGGAATATTTATACCAATACACTTTTCCTCTTCTAAAATATAATCGGGCAATGAGCAAATTAAACGCTCTACCCTTTTTAAGGTTAGCAAATATTGAGATTCATCCAGGATTAAACCGGTAACATCTATTTTATAAATAACTCTATACATACCCAAATATACATATTGAAAATAGTAGATAAAATATTGTACATCGAATTTTCAGATTTTCTTTTGGCTGGCTGGAAAGAAGATACTATTAAGAAAAATAATTTTCGAAATGGTGAATTCTGGATGATGATTGAGAACCCAGCAGATAAGCGCAGGCCTTTAGTTAAGTTTTCAGAACTAAGGCCAAAGGATAAAGAAAAACTGACTGCGCACTTTGGTAACCCTTACGAATACATTGCAAAGGCACCAATTAAAAAGCTGGTGGTTACAGATGCAAAGGCTGAAACTTTTTATACGCACTACAAATTTGATGGCAACAAAAGCCTGCCTTTGGATCACATCAAAAACTATGTTACTGCTGCCAGCTGGCTCAACATGATTATAAAATGCAATGAGGATAAGAAGTACATAAAGAAAGAATTAAACTTAAGCCTTGCTGCATTTTATGAAAATGTAAAAGCCATTATTGAGGCTGATAAAATAGAGTTGCCATCTTCTTACAAGCGCCTGCGTGAAAAAATGAAAGAATACCAGGACACCGGTTATGCCTGCCTTATTGATTGGAGGTTTGGCAATACCAATGGTGTAAAGGTTGATGATGAGTTAAGTGAAAGCATACTATTTGAAATGATTGCCAACCCAAACCAGCACGATGATGCATGGGTATGCCTGCAATATAATGCGTGGGCTATGCGTAACGACCGCAAAACAATTACAGAGGCTACAGTAGGTAATTACAGACGCAAAAACAATGCAATACTGGTAATGCAGCGTGAAGGTAGAGAGGCTTATTATAATAAGTTTAGTAAATCAGTGAAAGGCTTTAGGCCATCTGCACCACTGTACCTGGTTGAAAGTGATGATAATCATTTAGACTTCTTTTTTGTGGATTGGGAAGATAAAACCGCTCATAAATTCTACCATAAGTTTAAGGCCATCGTTGTTATAGATAGTTTTAATGATTACGTTTTAGGATATGCATTTTCACAGGTACTTACACCAGATACAGTTAAAGAAGCCTACCTAAATGCCATGTATCACATTAAGGAGTTAACCGGTTCGTGGTACCTGCCACATGAGGTTAAAACAGACCGCTATGCTATCGGACAGCTGGAACCTTTTTACCAAGGCCTGGGGAATTATTTTAAAACACCGGTAGGCAGTAAACGCCGTGGATATTTAGAGCAATTTTTTGGCAGCACCCACTGGAAACGCAGTATGAAGTTTGGCACCAACAATTACACAGGTAATAATATTACATCCATAAATGAAGGTGTAAACAAAGAGGTACTAAAACTAAATGCATCAAATTATCCTACTGTACAAGAGGCACCACAGCATATTGAAGCACACTTTGAACGCCTGCGCCTTATGCCTGATGCTAAAGGCATCAGCAAACAAGCAGCCTGGTTAGCAGCATTTAAAAATATGCCTGCTGATAAATTAAAACCGATTAGCGATATGGAATTTTTGCTAAAGCTGGGTACAGTACGCAACGAATTAAACACCATCACAGATCGTGGTTTAGATATTTCAATTAACAATAAAAGATACAATTATGATATCGCTGATGAATACTATTTCGAGCACAAAGGATGCAGGGTTAATACGATTTATGATCCTTATGATCTTAGCAGAGTGCTTATTACTGATTTTAACAGGCTGCGCTTTTTGGCTACTGCTCCAACTTATCAACCACGTGCTTTAGCAGATCAGCAGGATGGTGATCGTGCCAGGCTTAATGCGCACTTAGATGGCAAGCAAAGGCATGTAGATTTTGTTGTAAAAAAACAAGATGAGCGTTTTGATACCATACAAAATGCCGGTGTAGATATTAACGCTTTGCTTACTGCTGGTTTTGTTTTAAAAGGCGATAGGCAGGCAGCAGAATTAAGCTACCAGCAAAACGAAATGGAGCAGATACAACAGGCACCACCACAAAAAAGGCTAAGCAGCCCGATTGATAAAATGTAAACCTAAACCTTAAAAATAAATTTTATGTGCAATACAAAAGTAACATCATTTACAACCCTTGTTGAACCGGTACTAACATGCCCACATTGTGGCGAAAGGTTACAAGTAGATAAGAAAATAAACAAATGGCTACACTGGGTAATTTTTAAATGGGGCTATAGCAGGGCTGTTCCTTACCATAAAATACTGCATTTAGCATGTGGCACATGTAAAAAAGAATTTGATATACATACTGTAGATGAACCTGTATTTATTAGATAAACCTAAACCTTAAAAATAAAAATCATGATTACAGAAATTCAAAAAAAAGAAATTGTAAGCCTGCTGCAAAAATACATTGGCGGTTATAACAGCCAGGCCAAAGCAGCAGCATCTTTAAAAGGTGTAAGCGAAGCCACTTGTATACAAATGATTGCCACTAATTGGGATGCTATAAGCGATGCCATGTGGATTAGCACCGGCAAACAAATTGGCTGGCAGACAAAGCAGGTAACACTGGTAGAAACGCAGGATGTGCGCACGCTGGTAGAGTTTTTTGATATTGCCCGCGAAGAGGGTGCAAACTTCGCCATTACCGGTAACAGTGGCAGCGGTAAAACTTTTACAGCAGCCTGGTATGCCAGTGTTAACCGCAAAAAAAGTGTGTACCACATTGCATGCAGTGAGTACTGGAATAAGAAAATGTTTTTAGCTGCTATCCTTAATGAAATGGGTATCATCAATACTGGGTACAATGTAGGCGAAATGATGAACGCTATTGTTACCAACCTGCGCAGGCAGTACCAGCCACTTTTAATCATTGATGAAATTGACAAGCTATCAGATAATGTGCTGTACTTCTACATCACTTTATACAATGAGTTAAAAGGCCTGTGTGGTATTGTAATGCTGGGTACTGATTACTTAAGCAAGCGCATAGTGAGAGGTGTGCAGCGTAATACAAAAGGCTTTAAAGAAATATATAGCCGCCTGGGTGGCAAGTTTATCACATTGGATGGAACGGATAAGAGCGAAGTGATAGAAATATGCAAAGCGCATGGTGTTACCAATGCTGCCGATATACAGGAAATTTTCAACATCTATAAAGGCGATTTAAGGGCTATCGAAAGGCAGATACTAAAGTATAACATCATTGCCAGGCGCAATGGTAAAAAGTAATTTTCAATCACCAGCAAAACCAATAAAAATGAATCATTCACAACACATCATTGAAAAAATGATTGCCGCAAAAGAGGCTGTTATGCAGCTTATGCATTGGACAGAAAAGGAGTACAATGAGTATCAGGTTAAAATGGGTTGCCAGTACTTGCAGGGCTATATACCACAGTGCCCTGATGAAATTGATGCCCTTATCAACAACCGTATTTTTTGGAACTGGTGGCGCAATGAGTGGCTGTTTAGAGATACGGCTTTTATCACCAGTGATGTGGATCAGCTTAAGCCATCTACCAGGCAGCAGATTTATTTAAACATAAATGATGCAGATGTATTGCGCCATGAGATTTTTCCATCTGGTGTTGTGCTTAACTGCCATTATGCAAACATGATCCGTGAAATTCAAAAAGATATAGCATGTTAGTAGAACACTTACCCATTGTACAGGCAGTGGTTTCAAGAGCAGAGGCCCGAATACTTGCCATTACTGGTGAACGCTACAGGGTTAGCATAAAGCCTTATCCTACCAATAAACAGGATGAAATGCTTGAGTATATTTCATACCTGGTAAGCAATGAATTTAAGGTAACTGAATTTGCTATGAAGAGTAGTAAACGGGATCAATTAAGTGGCCTTATGGATGCCCGGCATACCTTCTTTTACATTGCTCATAAGGTAGTCGGTTTTAATAGTAAGGTTGTTGGTAAATACCTTAATAAAGATCATAGTACTGTACTGGTAGCCTGCACAAAAATAGAGGGTTTTCTTTTCACAAAGGACCCAATTGAAGCACAAATAAGGAACATTATTTCAAAAATTGATTTATGAAAATGAAGCTAAGCAAATCAGAAATGCAGGCACTTGAAAAACTGCTATCCTATATTTTGGCACTATCAGCTACAACTATTGAAACAAAATTAGTGGTGTGCATTTTAAAGAAATTTTACATCAAAATAGCCAGGGCGCTGGTAGAATTAAAACCAGCTTATAAAATAAAAATGGATGATGATGTAGCATTAGCTTTTGCGCTTGCTTTTGAGGATGCCATTTTTGATGAGGACGTTTATACACGTAACCTGGTACTGAAATTATCCAACGATATAAAGCAATATTATTCTAAACCGGAAACTGTATCTATTCAATTTAAAAATTAAAATAAAATGCCAACAGTAAAAATTCAAACAAGTAAAAACGCCACGTGGTTAAACGCAGCAGGCGATTCAGTGCCCTTCAAATTTGTTCCTAAAAGTGATAAGAGCAAAGAGGTGTTAGCCGCTAAAATATGGAAAGCAGCACTAAGTGTAGAGGCATCATTAGCACAGCTGCACAGTATGATGAAAGAAGCATTTACAGAGGTATCAGCCCTGGTAAAAGCAGAGTACGAACTTAAGAACGATAAAAAGCTAAAGACCGGCAAAGGATCGTTAACCTGGTTCAATTTCGATAGATCAATAAAAGTAGAGGCTGATGTAAATGATATTGTGAAGTGGGATAGTGGTTTAATGACAGAGGCATTAATACTGCTTAATAAATACATCAGTGCCAACATGACTGAATCAAATGAGTTGATAAGCGAACTTGTAAAAAGTGCCTTTGCAAATCAAAAGGGAATGATTGATACAGGTAAAGTGTTTCAGCTGTTACGGTATGAGGATAAGATAAAAGCAGTGGCCTTTCAAAAGGCCTGTGAACTGATTAAGCAGGCACAGAGTATAGACCGAACAAAGCTATATATGAGGGTTTGGGAGAAGCAGGATGATGGCAGCTATCGCAATATCAATTTGACGTTTTCAACGCTTTAAAATATTCTGCTTAGCGGCAGGGTTTAGGTAAACAAGCCAGCTGGTTTCTACCAGCAGGCTATATTTTAAAAGCCAATTTATCACCAGCAAAATTTAAAACAATGCAAGAAAATACCACCACTTTTACCAGCTGCCCTGCATGCCAGGCACCATGGCGCAGTATTGAAATTACTTTGCAGGCCTGTGAAAAATGCCTGCATGTAGTAACCCAAAAGCCAGCCCAAAACCTACCCACCCAGCAGCCAACAGCTATGCAATAATTCATTTTCTGTCAATTTTCAACCTCGAATGTATAGGGGTTTGTACCTTTTTGCACTCGAAAAAATACACCTAAACCTTACTTAAACACACTGCTGTAGCTAATTGCAGCCCAAAAAACCTAAACAAAATGGGTAAAAGATTAAATGTTGAACAATTAAGCGCTAAAAAATATACGCTTGTACCAGGCTTAAGCGATGAAGTGCGTGCCGCCATTGGTGATATAGAGGATAGTTTCACTGCTATTATTTATGGTGAAAGTGGCCAGGGTAAAACCAACTTTTTAGTGCGCCTGCTTAAGGAATTTAAAAGCCTGGGTGATATCCTTTACATCAGTTATGAAGAGGCACACGGCAAAACCATACAGGATTTAATTGTACGCCACAACCTGCGTGAAGAGGTGCCAAACCTGCGCTTTAGTGATGGTGAAACCATTGAGGAATTAATGGCCCTTTTAAAGCGTAAACGCAGCCCCAAAATTATCATCATGGATAGCTGGCAGTTTAGCGGTTTAAAGATTGAAGATTACAAGCTATTAAAGAAAAGTTTTGTGTTTGGCAAAAGCCTGGGTAAGCGTAAAATATTTCTCATCATTAGCCATGTAAACGGCACCCAGCCAGATGGAAAGGCAGCACTGGATATAAAACGAGACTGCAACATAAAAATACTTGTAGAGGGATTTTTAGCCATCGTAAAAGTGAGCCGGTACGGCAGCAGAAAAAATATGGTTATTTGGGAGGATGCTGCAAAAAATTATTGGGGAAAGGATTATAAAAAAATGACATCAGAAAAAATACCAAAAAAGCAAAAAGTGATTGCGCAGGAACTTTTTGCAGAAAATGAAACGCCTGCCGAAAATTTACAATCATTTTAAAAAATTAAACACATGAAACAATTACTTTTTACCTGCGCTTTGTTCCTTAGCATTAGCGCAGCCTGCCAGCCCTTTGTAAGCATTATACATGGCAACACTGGTAGTGGTGGCCAGTTAGGCTGGGATGCCTTTAAATTTACTTTTACGGCACAAGGCAAGGCACCGCTCACCAAAGCTGATAAGCCTGCCATTATAAGCCTTACAGTAGGTAAACCTTTTTACCTGGCTGGTAAGTTTGATAGCTACATTATTACGCCTGCTGCTGGTATAGGCCATTACAGCCTTAGTGATTTTACTTTATACGATGCTGATGCCAGTGGCCATGCACCTATTGTGCACCTGCAAGGGTACAGGCCTATGATTGCATTAAGCCTGGCTAAAGCGGCACATGTTGGCCAGTTTTTTATAAGTGCTGCACACTGTTACCAGATGTACTACAGTGTTGGTGTAAAGGCTTTTTTTACTAAACTATAAATGATTATGGAAACGCTTACACTGCCTTTCTCCTACAACTGGAATAATAAACTTGACTGCCTGGCATTTACTACCATCCGGCTTTATAGTTCACAAAATCATATACCAGATAGGCCAGTACAATACACTTTAAAAGGGGTGTTAAAAGGCACTGGTAAATTGAAAGGATGCAAAAAGTTTTTGCTGGATGATATGAATGAATATATAGCCTACCTGGACACTGGCTATAGTTTAGAAGAGGCAAAAAATATTATCATTCGGATGTACCCAAATGTAGATTTTAAAACCAAACAGCTGGCTTTACTGCTGATTGTAAAAGATAAAAAGTAATCATGATACAAGTTGAAATTATAGACAGAGACGGTGATCAATGTAGTTTAGGTGATGTGATTATACTGCACTTTCCGGCAGATAAATATAAATACATTGGCTTACTGGAATACAGTGATAAAGCAAAATGCTTTAGGCTAAGTGATGGCGATGGTGGATGGAAAGCACTGACAGAATCACATGCCACTTTTGAAAGGCTTTGTCCTTTTAGTATATGGCCTGGTGCAGAAAAGTTTTTTGGTAGAATAGAGTTAAATAAAAAGTTGACGCTGCAAAGTATTTACAATATGGTTTTTGATGCGCAGGAAGTAAAAGAAGATTGTAAATGTGATGGTGTAATAACAACTACTTGTGAAAATAACCGCTGTTTTAAGATATGTGTAAACTGTTTAAAAGAACAATAAAAACTAAAAAACAACAAAATAAAAATTTACGTAGCAAGTAGTTGGAGAAATCCATATCAACCAAGGGTGGTTGAATTATTAAGAGCATTAGGGCATCAAGTTTATGACTTTAGAAACCCAGAAGGGAAAACAGGATTTGCATGGTCTTCTATTGATGAAGATTGGGAACAGTGGACAACCGAAGAATATTATGAAGCATTAAAACATCCAATTGCAGAAGCTGGATTTAAAAGCGATTTTGATGCAATGAAATGGTCTGATGCTTGTATAATGGTGTTACCGTGTGGTAGCTCTGCCAATACCGAAGCAGGATGGATGAAAGGCGCTGGCAAAAAAGTGTTTGTTTATTCGCCTGTAAAACAAGAGCCGGAATTGATGTACAAAATATATGATGACTTGTTTATTGGAGAGCACGATATTATTAACGAGTTCAGTTAAATAATTTACTAAACCAAAAATAATAAAATGAAAATCTACATCAGCGGAAAAATTACAGGCCTGCAATTGGCTATAGTGCAACAACGTTTTGACCTAACCGAAAAGTTAATAAAAACAATGGGCCACGAAACAATTAACCCAATGAACTTAGGCTATAGCCATGATCAGGCCTGGGAAAGTATTATGAAAGTGCATATACTTTCTTTACTTAAGTGCGATGCTGTTTTTTTTATGAAAGACTGGGAAGATAGCGATAGTGCTATATTGGAAAATACAATTGCAGAGGCTCTTAAAATAGAGCGCTATTATTCATTTGAACAACTGCTAAGTAAATTAATAATGCCATGAAACAGTTTTTAATAACTAACCCACGTTACACCGGTGAAGCCATTGCTGTTTATAATGATAAAGGATTGCTGCAAAAACTGGATGTATCGCAAACAGATATGCAGCCGCCTGCTATTGATGCATTTAAAAAACAGGTGCCGGTTTTTGCTGAAAATTTAAGCAAGTCTTTTGGCCCTCAAACCATTATTGTAGGTAATGATATACTGATATCATTTATGGAGTTTTGGGAGAAATATGATCATAAATTTAAAAAGGAACGTGCAGAACAGGTATGGGATCGGCTAAGCAAAAGTGATAGGGCTTTAGCTTTTGACAGGCTGGATAAATACCATAAACACCTGCGCAAAATACCAGACCAGGCCAAACTTTATCCTGACACTTATCTAAGGTCTAAGGCATGGTTAAATGACTATAAATAATAATTATGAACCCAGCACTAAATATGCAATTACATGGCCTGCTTAATAAAGCAGGCCTTATGCCACAGAAAGCTGATTTAGTTACCAGCTTTACTAAAGGTAGAAGTGAGAGCAGCAAGGAACTTACAAACGATGAGGCAAAAGAAATGATCACCTACCTCACCAGTATTACAGATGCAAGCGATGCAGCCAGCCAGAAAATGCGCAGGCGTATCATTAGCATGGCGCACGAAATGCACTGGCACTTACCTGGCACACAAGCGATAAATATGCAGCGCTTAAATGAGTGGTGTGAAAACTTTAGCTATGACAAAAAAAAGCTGAATGCTTACACCTACAATGAATTGCCAAAACTGGTAACACAGTTTAAAATTGTGTATAAGGATTATTTGAGTAAATTGTAGTAATTAAAACTCTGTAAAATGAAACATTTATTTATTGCGCTGCTCTTGTTACCCTTATTTTCTACTGCTCAAAAAGAGGCCAATTATGTTGGTGGTGATCATGGTAAGCTGGTGGTTATTATTGGCAGCAGCCCTAACAGTGTGCTAAATTATATTGGCAGTTTTGCTACAGATAATTTAGGTATGGCTTTTAAAGATGGCCCTGCAAAAGAGTTGCCTATGCACATCACCTTACCCTTTGGCCCTAAAATTTCTGCCAGTGAAAAAAGAGGATTTACAACACATTATACCATTGATAAAAATGGTGCCATTGCAGCCTTTATATTGGATGGTAATTTTAATGATGTACTTAATTTCTTTATACAGTATTGGCCTACTACCATCAGCTTTGATGATGCAGCAAAACAGCAAACTGCTGTTAAATACCTGGTAAGTGATAAGATAATTTTAACGCTGCATGTTGCTGATAAAACCGGCAGCATACAGGTAATTTCTAACAATTAAAAATCATAAATATGGATAGGGAAAATTTAGAGAATTTAGTAAAGCTATTTGAAATTACTGCTGATAAATTTTTGTACCAGGTTAATGCAGCTAATGTACTGCCAGAACAAAAAGAGGTGTTTATGCATGCACCACAAATTATGTTGGATTATTTTGTAGATGGATTAAATATGAAGTATGGCCACATGATACCACCGATTGAAAAAGGGATGCATTTTATTTATAGAGGGATAACGCTGATGCCTGGCTATGAATGGCAGATCGTTATTTTTCATAAAGATTACCCTTTAAAAAGGTTGCCATGGATGATATTAAAAGTAGAATTGTTTAAACCTTCTTATAAAACTTATATGCATATACCTGCCATGCCAAAAGATATGCATGTAAAACATTTTGAAACCTAATTTTTATAAATTGTAAAAGCAGCACTGATGCAACTGCCGATTTGCAGTGGTAGCCGTTCCAATTGTGGAGCGGCTTTTTTTATGCAGGATATTAACAGGTGCAGGTTTATACAATCTGAAAATTTATATTTGTACACCATCTACACCATGCGCAATATTTCACTAAGACAATTACGGGATAATCACATCAGGCAGCAGTTTACAACTGTGCGCAAAAAAAATCCTAAATGGACAATCATCGCAGTGATTGAAGAGGTTGCCACCAGTATTTATCTATCACCGGTAACCGTTGCCAAAATTTTAAAAGAGCACAATGTAGATGTGCCTTGTGCTGATACTGTAAAAAAATACAGTAACCTTAATTATTAGCCTTGTAAATGCCTGCTATAAATTTCTGTTTGATACGTTAATACGCTTACCAGGCACATGTGCTTAAACTGCAAAAAACTACCTCCCTTTGTTAAAAATTGCTGTGTTAAATTAACGCCACCTTCAATAGCAAACCATCCATTTATTAAAACATCAATCTGCTTTAAATAACTATCATGCAGTAATACTGCTGCATCCTGTACAGCATCATCATGATTTTTAAAAGGTGCATAGGTAACCAGGTGTATTTTTATAAGGGCATCTTTTGAGTGCATTATTTTTCTTGGCAAAAATTCTATTTTACTATCATCTGGCATATCAATATAAATGGCAGGCACACGGTAGCTGGTGTTTTCTTTACCTGGCAGGTATTGGCTAATGTAGAAAAATACAGGTATAGCAGTACCATCTGCAAAAGCTGGTGTTAAGCGGTTTTTAATTGCTTTATAAACGGGAGTTAAAAACATAATTATTGATTTAAAATTCTGGTAAGGTCTCTTTTTATTTTGTCGGTGATTTTGTTGTTTAATACATTGCTTTCACCCATAAATTTGCGCTGTACAATTTTAATTACTTTGCTTAAGGCCATCCATTTAAACTGCTCTGCTAATTCCAGATCACCTGCCTCTTTTGCCTCCCTGCTCTTTGCCCAAAAAAAGCCTTTCATTTTTGGTGTTACCGCAATTTCGCCACCTTCATTATGTATTTCTGCATAAATTTTATCAGTGTAAATGGTGATGGCATTACCCGATACTTTAAAATCTATACTATCCCCTAAATGATCACCGGCACCCTGGCCTGTAAGTACTTTTTTTGGCAGGCTTACTTTTGTTTTTCGTGGTGCCCACTTATCGCCATCAAAACTCTCTGTAATAAAATTGCTTTTAAAATGCTTTACTGCCTCTGTGCCAATAACCTCCTTAACATCATCTTTTAAATATTCCTTAGCAGCTGCAATGCGTTGCATCATTTCATCTGCACCGTGAATGTTTTGATTGTTTAAGGCCATTTTATTATATTTGTAAAAGCATTGAGAGCGGCAGCGCATTTATCATAAACTCGGTACTGGTAAGCCACATCGGAAACAGAGCCAGCACTTAACTAAGGCCACTATTTATAGTGGCTTTTTTAATTCCTTATAAGCCTTTAAAAAAAGTGCCCGATTATAAAAATTCCATTCTTCACCGTACTTCAAATAAATCTCAAAATTATCATAGGCCTGGTGATGCATCTTAGCATAAATATTATCATACAACCTCTGCTTACTTATGTAATCTGCCTTTAAACTCAATACAAGGCCATTAGCCTGCTCATTAGCCTTGCTTATCAGGTTTTGTATAGTATTGGCACCAGCAGCCTTTAAAGTGGGCTGTATCGCATCAAATAGCTTTCCATCAATCCTGTAATCAGGATTAGTATTACCCTTTGCATCTGGCTGCAATTGTGCCCTTAATGCAGCATCATTTACAGCTGGTAAAATCTGTATGCTGTTTACAGGTATTTTACTATTTGCAAGGTCTTTGGCTAAAGCAAATGTTTTATTGTAATCAGCATTTTTAAAAGCCAGTGGGTGCACTTCTACAGCGGTATCAGTTTTGCTGGTATATACCGGTTGAAAGGGTGCATCTTTTGCAGCACCGGTATTTACAAAATCAGTAGCCTGTTTTATTAAGGCTGGCTGCTCTTTAGCTGGTACGCTTTTTATGTACTCACTGTTTTTGATATCGAATATTTGCCCTGTTTTACCAGCATTAAATGCAAAATCTGCCGGTACTGCTGGCAGGTTATCCGGTATATCTGTGGTGTCCTCATCTGTTTGCTCTACACCACATTGGCAGCGCCATCTGTTTGGTGGGTAATGCACATCCCAAAAATAAGAGTCAATTGGTGCAACTATACCCACAAAGCGCAGGTGTTTTTCATCTGGCTTGCTTGCCTTTGTAAGCAGGTATTTAAGGTTTGGGTATAGCCTTTTATTTTTCTGAAATTTAGCCCACTGGCTTGCCAGCCTGGCAGTGCGTACAGCAGTATCATATTGTACATCCAGGTGAGCAGTACGGTAGGTATCATCTACTTTTAATGCCTCTGTTTTAAACTCTTCTTTACTGCGCACGTTGCCTGTAGCATCCTTAAGCAGTGCTGCCATATCTGCCATGCTTGCGTATGCTTTAAAGATGGCGAAAATAGCCGTATTGGTTTGCAGCTGCTTTAAAAAATCATAGTTTGGGCTGTTGTACTCAATTTTTACCAAAGGCTTACCATAGCCCTCTTCTACAGCTTTTTGCAGTGGTGCATTGTGGCTTATAAAGAGTGCCTTTTTTGTTTTGGCATCAATGGCCCTATCATTATAAAGTTGGTTGATGGCCTCATTTATAATGGCATCTACATTGATGGTTTTTGATAGCTCTATTTTTGCAGCCCTGGATAAAGTGTACATGCCATCCTCACAACCACAACTACAAAATGCAACATACTTTGCCATTATCTTTTGGGTTTTTGGTTTGGTTTATTTGGCTCTTTTTTGGTGGGATCAGGTGCAGGTATCGGATCAGTAGCCGCTGGTATCATTGGCCCTTCAATTTTCTTTTTACGATCCCTGATTAAAGTAGGATAATCAAAATGCATATCATCTGGAATAGCAAAACCTTTTAAGCGCAGGTAAGGCAAAATTTTCTCATTCATTTCATCTGCCACATTTTGCAGCCTGGATAAAGTAAAATCTTCCATTGTTCTTTCCTGCACCTGTGCTGCACCTACAAAGGCTTTAGGATCGCTGCTGGCTGTTTGTCCATTGATAATTTTACTTACCTGCTCATCACAGTATTTAATATTATCGAACCAGATATCATGCAGCTTTTGGCCCTGCCTTTCAACAATGGTAGCCTTATCTCCCTTTTGAGTAATGATGTAGCCATCAGTGCCAAAATTTGCTGCTGCGGTTTCCAGCCGGTCTAATTCTGTATCATCATTTGTGTCTGCCTCAATGTTTAAAATAGGCATGCCAAACTTTTCACTGCCACGGCTCCAATCGCTACGGCTATAAAATTTAAAGATGATGTTATAGGCACATTCCAGCAGGCAACCATAATCATCATGCCTGCCAAATTCCAGCAAATCAATTTCCTGCATGATATCACCATAAGGAAGGTAGCTGCCATTGATAGTACCTTCAATTAATATCCACTGATTTTCGATTGATACATACTCTCTGTCAATAGAGGTAAGGCAGTGCACCATAAAATTGGCCGGATCAATTTCGTTTAATTCCAGTAGCGTAAATCCATAAAACTCTGCCTCTAAAATATACTCAATGATGCTGTTAAACCAGCGTTTAGAAAGTGCTTTAGTTAGGTTTAAATCAGGCGTCTCACTACTGCTGTATAATAGCCATGGCTCACTGCTTACTTTAATTTTAGCCATTTTAATCTGGCTCTTTATATGGCCATCTTTTAAAATGTACTCATAAATTTCAAAGATGCGTTTTCTGTTTGGCGTATCTACCTGCTGTGCCATCAGCAACGCACTTTTAATATCAGCGATCTGGAACGCAGCAGAGCGCTTGTACTGCTTTTTAATGGCCTTGCTTGCACGCTGGTTTTTAACTGCTGTGGCTGGTGTTGCCTTTAACTGTACAGCTGGTTTTTTACCAAACTGAATGCCCAATATTTTCATACTAAAATTTTAAATGTGGTGAGTGCGTTTTGCTGCGCTGCCTATGCGCCTTATACCGGTGCCACCTATGCCAGCATCCTCTACAGTGCCAGCAGTTTCACCAGTTGTATCAACTGGTTTAGGTGGCAGGCTTAATGCCTGTTTACCGGTGCTGATGAGTTTTAAATCATTCATAGCATCATCATAATTTTTTATGACTTTTTGCGGTATGCTTTCATCATCTGCACGCTGGTAAATATTATACAGGCCTATGCTGATGGCAAGATTTAAAATATAGCCATTGCGCTCATTGGCTACCTTCAATAATTCCGGTGCAATATCATACAGTACACCTACCATGGTGGCTATGGTGTCCTCTGCCTGCTTGCTGGTATCAGCTATGATATTTACAGCATCCTCTGCTATTAAAATATTGAGCAGGCTGGTGCTGATGGTGCCTATGTAATCGGTTTTGTTTACGTACATTTTTATTATTTGCTGGTGAAAAATTTTACTATACCATCAGTGGCTAAAAATGCCTCACTGGTACGCCTGGCAGTTAAGCCACCCAGCGGCTTTAATACACCGTTTACGCGTGCTTTATTCCACATTAAAAAAGAGGTAGTTAGTTCCCGTTTCCAATCTGCTGCTGTAGCCATAATATTGGCATTAATCAGTTTTAATAAAGTGCTTTCTGCTAAGCCACCCTTTACTATACCATCGCCTATACCAGAGCCAACATTATAAGCGAAACTCACCAGGCCATCAAACATGCTTTGTGATACAGTAACTTTTAAAAGGGTGTTTACATCGCTTTCAAATTTTAGTATATCATGTGCCAGCAGATCACATGCCTCTGGCTCTGTTACAGGCTGATCACTTAGCCTTACCTTTTTGCCGTTATCATAAACAGTAGTGCCATACCCTATAGTGGCAACACCGGCAGGGCATAAATATGGGTTAGGCATAAAGCGCTCATAGTGTTTTACAAGCGCTAAACAGTTTGCAGATGCTTTCATAATTCTCTTGCTTTATTTTTTTTGAATTTACCAGACCGTTGTTTTTTGCCCTCCCTGCCTTTGTGTTTATCAGCCATCCAGATGGCACCTTCCAAAGCATCAGGGCCATCATCATTTATTCTGCTGCCTTTCTCAATGGCTAAAATTTGCGTGCGTAATAATCGCATATCAGGATTATCTTTTTGATGCACATTAAAGCGAATTAAACCACGTTGGAAAAGCGATTGCATAGTTTCTATTCGCTCAAATTTATCTCCCTTATCACGCTTATCATAGCCGATGCGTGCCATATATCCCTTATCATCACTTACCCTTTCAAGTTCTTTCTCATGCACCTCTTCCTGTATAAAACCAGCCTCCATGCTGTGTGAAATAGTATGCTCATCATACTCATCATCTACCTCATATGCATGCTCCCACATTGTTTTACTGGTGGTGCGCCTTATCCAGGGTAAAATGATATCATAGTACTTGCCTGTTTTGCCCAATAATATCCAGGCTTTAAAATCACTTTTATCAGTGGCCTTGTATGATGGATCGAGATAATGGATTAGCGTACCATATTTTTCTTTATCGCAGTCTACCCATACATTAAGCCATTCAGCTTTAAAGGTGGTGCCCTCTTCAAACGGTGTATTCATGCGCTCCCTGGTGTAGCCTGCGCCCTCTGTATCATTCAGCGCCTGTATTGCTGCATCATTAAAATCAGGATTTTCAGGCCAATTGCTTTCACCTGCATCATTCACAATATTTACTTTGTGGATGGTGGTTTTTATCTCTGGATCATTTTCCAGCAGTGCTGTTACAGCGTTATCGTGAAACTTATTTTGTGCTACCACCAGCCACCACTGCCGCGTCCATAAAGCTGGCTTTAATTCCTCCAATACCCAGCGCTTATCCTCCAAAGCAATGGCCGGATTTTTTAACTGCCTTGCATCATTCAGATCATCTACCAGGCCATAATTTGGCCGCTTATGTTTAAACCTGGTACCTCTGGGAGATTGGCCTTTACCAAAAGCATAAAAGCCAACGTTATCCTTAGTTTTAAATTTACCATCCTCCCAATTACCTAAACTGTATTGCTCACCAAAATCATTTATTATACGTTGGTTGCCTTGCAAATTGGCCTGTATATCTGCCAGCCTTTCACAGGCTAAGGTTTCATTATAACTGCCGGTTATCATGCCATTTAGCAGGCCATTGAATTTTAAAAACAGTGGCAGAAAAACACCAAAGTGCGTGCTTTTTGCAAAGCCACGGCTCCACTGCTCTAAAAAAATATGGTTTGGATTTTCTGCTACCTCCCTTTGTATGTTTTTTTGAAAGGCACCCATTGGAGCAAAACAATATTCTGGAAAATAGTACATGCAGAAATTTTCGTAGTGGCTTAATAAACCATCTACCCTACGCTTTTTATCACCGGCACTTTCAAAAGGATTGATACCGGTAGATGCGTTTATCAATTCTACCAAATCGGTAAAATCCCTAACTAACCTTTTATCACCTGGTTTATAAATCATTGCTTAACTGGCTGGCTTTGCGTTTAAAAAAATCTAACAGGTAATCACTGAATTTTTTTGCAGCATCTGCATCAATGTTTACCAGATCATTTAAGAACTCTTTAAGCACAGTATAATACATGCTTAAATTATTTTTTTTAGCCAGCTTGTAAATGCTATCAGTGATTTTACTTATCTGGTCTGCCTGTGCGCTGGTAGGTACACCATCATCAGTGGCTATGATGGCATTATTTATTTTGGCAAGCATGCCGTAATAATTGGCAATAATTTTTTCAGAGGTTACCTGCTGTGCAGATTTTTGCATATCCCACTTATCTTCTTTTGCCCACTTGCCAACGTGTGCCGGTGTAGCTTTTACAATGGCTGCGCACTCTTTTAAAGTAAGGCCACTGTTTACAAACAGATCACGTGCCTGCTTTCGTTCAGCTATTTTTTGTTTACCCATGTAACAAATTTGAGCATATATAACAGGCATAAAAAAAGGCTGTATTTAGTTGGTAGATATTATCGACCAAAGCGGTCGAAAACTTCTACCATAGCCATTCTGCAATTTTTTTTAGGGTTGCCGGTTATGCAATTTTACATCCAACGAAATAGACAATAAACAGATATCATGCTTAACCTAACACATCAATTAAATGGCATTTAGAAAGCGCTTTGTTTTATCAGATGAAAGTATCAATTGCTATGGCTTTTGGATAAAGGCATCAGGTATGGATTTAAGCGGCATTAAAAAAAACTGCCCTGTTTATTATGAGCACAAAACCTGGGAGATACCGCTTGGCCATGTTGAAAATATAGAGTTAAATAATGGCGTATTAACCGGTGATGTTGTTATAGAAGGTGGCAACGATATTGAGAAAGAAATTATCCGCAAAATTGAAAACGGAGATTTGAAAGGTTGCAGCATTGGCTTTGATCCATTGGAATGGAGTACAGACGAACTGGAACTAAAGCAGGGCCAAACCAGGGCAACCTGTACAAAAAGTTTTCCTTTTGAATTAAGTATTGCGCCATTACCTGGCAACAAAAATGCACTTGCGTTAAAACATCAAAATAACTTAATCACACTGGCTGCTGGCAGCAAGTATGATTTTATTCCTGACTTAAATACACAACCAAATATGAAAAAAATTGCTCTTTGTTTTGGCCTGGCTGAAACAGCTACAGAAGATGAAATTGTATCAGCTGCAAAAGCAGTACAGTTAAAAGCTGCTAACAATGATGCCATACAACTGGCATTTGAAAACACAGCAGGCGCACATTTACCGGAAAAGGAAAAGGCCTTTTTTGTAAGCCTTTCAAAAACAAATTTACCGGCAGCAATTGAGTATTTAGCCTTAAACAAGCCTGGCACAATTGCACCAGATGCTACTGCACCAGCAGGCGTAATTAAAAAAGAAACCACTGTAGTAAGCCTGATTAAAAAGCAGGAAACTAAAACAGATGCTACTGCTGATGGTAAAGAAACTTTTGATTATATGCAGCGCCATGATACGCTTAAATTAAGCCGGATTAAAGAGCAGGAACCGGAGGCTTATGCAGCCCTGGTGGCAGATTATGCAAAGGGCGTGCGCTATAAATCCAAAGCATAAGCATACCGAAATTTTAAATGATCACCAGCACGATCTTTTAAATTTTCAAACCGTTTTTAACTTAATAATTATGAAACTTAAACAGTTTTTATCTGCTCTTTTGGTAAACCTTACCATCGCCTTTGTGCTGGCTTTTATTTTTGGGTTTAACCCTGTTACCTGCGCAGGCGTAGTGCTTGCCATTGGTGCCATACAATACAAAGTAAACCGGCAAACTGGTATTGCTTTATTTGTAGGCCTGGCACAGGAAATTTGGTTGCCGGATGTAATGGATTTATTTTATCCTGATAGTAGTTTTTTAAGCCAGCCAACAGATTTGAGCAGCCTGGTAAATATGGATGTAATCAATATGGCTGATGCCGGTGCTGATCCTACTGTATTGGTAGATAATACTGTTTATCCAATTGCAGAAGCTGATGCCGGTGATAATGCTTTAGCGCTTACCCTTAAAACTTATGATACTACCAGTAGTGTGGTACGCAATGCAGTAGCGTTGGAACTCGCATACGATCAAAGGCAGCTTTACACCAACAAACATAAAAAGGCATTACTACAAAAGTTTGGTGTTGATGCAGCTTATGCTTATGCGCCTGCTGCTGCCAGTGCTGTAAATCCTATTGTAGATGGTACAGCTGATGCTGCCGGTGTTATCCTGGATAGGATTATCGACCTGCAAACACAGTTTAATACAATGGATGCGCCTGTAGATGGCCGTACATTGATACTTGATCCAAACCATGCCGCTATCATCGCAAAAGAAGATAAGCTGCTGTATAAAAGTTTTGAAAGCACACCAGGTGCTATGCTGTTTGGGTTTAAAATTTACATGTTTAGCAAGAACCCTATTTATGTAAAAAGTGGCCTTACAAAGGCTGCGCTGGGTACTGCTTATGTAGGTGCTACACATGGCAGAAGTTCAGTGGCTTTCCTTAACAGTGAAGTGATGAAAGCACAGGGCACATTTAAATTGTTCAGTGTGTTAAATGATCCATCCCGTAAAGGTGATGTGTTTAACTTCCAGATGCGTGGCCTTGCCAAAAGCATTCGTAGTAAGTACATGGGTGCTATCGTAAAATAATTTAATTGGCTGGTGATTATAGTGCAAAAGGCAGTGGCTTTGTAAGCCGCTGCCATAGCACAAAACCTTTTTGAAAATGCAAGATGTAAAACTGATTTCGAGTTTTGTTTTTACGCAGTTTTTAACTATCCTGGGATTGATCAATAAAGTAGATGTTACTTTCTACCTGGGTGCAACGGGATCATGTTTACTGATCATTTATTACTGCATCAAAATTTACAGAGAATTTAAAGAACTCAACAAATGAAAAGATTTTTTTTGAAAATAGGTAAGGCAGAAATAAGAAACGCGTTGGCTATTATCTGGATTTTAGCAACCTTAATTTTTGTTTTTGTCCTGGTATTTCATGTGGTGCCTATGGAAAATAACAGCCTGCTAAACATCTTTGGCGGTGCAATGCTTACCGGATCGGGCACCATCATCAGTTATTATTTCGGCAGCAGCAAAAATGAAGCTGATGCCAATAAAAATGATGTTACCAATATTGAAACCAAAACCAGCAACGTTTAATGAAACCACTATCTAAAATATTACTCTTTGCCATGGTGCTACCTTTTGCCAGCTGCCAAACCAGTAAAGACCTGCACAAGTTTAGCGCTAAAGAATCGCTTAAAACGGTTGCCAGTAAAGATAGTATTGATAACAGCAAAATTGAAACGGTTACCACCACCACCACCACTACCAGTTATGGTGATACATTAAATGGCGGCTTATACTTTCCATCTTCTATAACTACTGACAGCAGTTATGCAAACGGCACTATTTATACTGATAGCTTAGAAAGCAGCGGTATAAAGGTTACCGGCGAATTGCAGAAAACTGCCAGCGGTTATAAGGTTAAAATTAAGGCCATTGCTAAGCCTAAAAATATTGAGCAGCACAGCACTGAAAAAAAGACAGAGCAAAAAGCGGTAGCTGTTACATCCAATACAACTGCTGAAAAAAAAAGCGAAGTACAAACCAAAGACCTGCATACCAAAAGTTTTCCGGTAGGCATCATCTATACAATTGCCTTGCTGTTACTGCTTGTGGTAGTAGCCAGGTATCTATACAAAAAATACAAACCTTTCTAAATATGAAAAAGAACACTGTTAAAAAAATTGTTGCTGCAAAAGCTAAACCTGCTGTAAAAGCTGCCGTAACAAAACTGGCTGAAACATTACCGGCAGGAACTACAAAGGATGCCATTGTAGAAACGGTTGAAAAAGCAAATGAAGTAGCAGCATCATATATACCACCAACAGAGGAAGGTTTAGAAAGGTTTCCTGATTTGAATGATATAGCCAAATTGGAAGCTAAAAAAGAAGAGGCACCAGGCGTGGTAAATAATGCCAATGATACTGATATGACAGATGCTGAATTTAAATCAGCATTGGACTTTATGCAGCCTTACATGGAGGCATACCCTGGAGAAAAAAAATTCCATGTTACCAGTGATTACAGTGTTTTTCTGGATGCCAATAAAGCTGATGCACATGCGCACCAAAAACAACTTAACCCTGATTTTGAGGTAGTAGTTTTTGAAGTATAAACCGGCAGCAACTATTTTTTACTACAGTTAAATTTTTATAAATGCAAGATGTAAATATAACCAGGGCCATTGGCCAATTGAAACGCACAGAGCCTACTGATGATGCAGTAGTAGTAATGGTTTTTAGTGGTGCTGCTGTTGGTGGCACGCTGGCACTGTTAACCAGGTACCAGATTTTTAGTACTGATGATTTAGTAGCCCTGGGTTTGACTTTAGCCAATAACCCTGTGGCATACCAGGATATACAGGATTTTTACAGGGTTGCAGGGCAGGGCGCAGAGTTAAATTTTATGCTGGTGGTAAATACTACCACATTAAAAAATATTTGCGACAATACGCAAAACATAGGTAAAAAATTATTGGACGCTATAGATGGCAGGGCAGTAATATTTTTAGCCAATGTAAAAAGGGATGTGGCTTATGTGCCGGTAATTGTTGCCGGTTTAGATAAGGATGTAAGCGATGCTTATGCCAACCTTAATGTGATGGCCAAAGCGTATGATGATATGAATACGCCATTTGTAGGCATACTGCCTGCGCTGGGATTTACAAAGGCTACCATGGCAAATATTGTTTTGCGTAGCACGCTAACCAATGATTATGTAGCACTAAATACCTGGTGTAATGCTGCTGATGGTATTGTAAGCCAGGGCCAGCTTGCTGGCTGGATTGTAAAGCACCAGGTGCACCAGAACATTGGCAGGGTTAAAAGTGGTGCTGTAAGTAATACAGCCTTTATGCCTGATAGCACACCTGCTACAGATTATAAATACAATTGGGATGCCCTGGCTGCATGTGGTTTGCTGCTGCCGGTTAAACGTGGTGCAAAGAGTGGCTACTTCTTTAAAGATGATCCTACTTTAACTGCCATCAGCAGCGACTATAGCAGCATCAGCTGGAATCGTACTATGAATAAAGCCAAAAGAATTGCTTATAACATTTTACTTGAAAAGGTAAATGAAAATATAGATATCAATCCTGGTACAGGCCTGATGGAGACCAGCCTCGCAAGTGATTGGGAGGGCGATGTAGAGCAGGCAATCATTGCGCAGATGATGAAAGCCACGGTAAATAAATCGCTTGAAATAAGTGCCGTAAAATGCCAGATTGATCCTAACAGCGATGTGGTAAATGATAAGTTAGATGCAACGCTAACCATCGTGCGGCAGGCACAGGCCAAAACCATCAATGTTAAAATAGGTTACGGGGTAACAGCATAATAAACATTTTTCTTTTTTACAACAGCTTTTAAAATTTACAAATATGCCGGTTAATCAAATTGAATATGCCTGGGAAAATATCACAGTAACTGCAATGGGTAGAACCTTTGAACGTATTACTGCTATTGATTATGATACAGAGGTAGATAAAAAACATATCTACGGACGTGGCAGCAAACCTAAAGGCGTGCAGCCTGGCAGAGAGAAACCATCTGGCAGTTTAACACTTGGCCAAAGCGAAATTGAGGCCATGACAAGGGTTGCACAGGCTACCAATAAAACCGGCAAAATAACTGATCTGGTTTTTGATATACAGGTGCATTACCTGGTAGGCACTGATATTGTAAAAGACAAAATTTTCCAGGCAACCTTAATGAAGCAGCCAAAAGAAATGAAAGAAGGTGATGCAGAAATGACTGTAAAATGCCCTTTCATTTGTACGGATATTTTGTACAACCAGGCATAAGGTTTTAAACCACGTTTTATCAATCTTTAAAATATAATCACATGGACAGCAAACTAAAAAAAGAAGAGGTTACAAAGGCCATCATTGATGGGTGGAAAGAAAAGTATGAGGGTGTTTTTTCCTTTACTGCAAAAGATGATAGCGGCTTTAAGGCTTTCTTTTGCAGCCCTGATAGAAAGCAAATAGAAGCTGCACAAGCAGTAGGTAATAAGCCTTTAGATAGTAATTTAATTTTAGCAAAGGCCTGTTTTTTGGCTGGTGATGAAGAGGTATATAAAGTGCAGAAATACTTTATCGGATTAAGTGAACAGCTATCTAAGATTATTGTAAAAGTAGAGGGGGAATTGGAAGTACTTTAGATGCAGCAGCTGCGGAGGTTAAACCAGGCAGCATAAAGTACTGGAATTATATGCTGCGTTACTATTACCCTGGGCTTGATCCTGATACGCTATCGACAAAAGAGTGGGCTTTAGCTATCGCATATTTACAAACCATACGTAACGACGAAATACAAAACAAAATGTAAAAACAAAAGCAGCCTTTTTTAAAAAAACTGGCTGCTTTTTTCATTAAAAAACAATGGCAGTAGAATTTGATATAAGGGTAGTAACCGGCAGCAGCACCAGTAACCTGGATGCGCTGGATCGTGGTTTAACCAGTGCAGCCCAGCATACCAATAACCTCACTGCTGCCATCAGTAAAATTGGTACAGCTGCCTTTGCTTTCAACAATATTAAAAGTGCAGTAAGTGGCATAGCTGATGATTTTAAAGCAGCTGTACAGCCTGGCATTGATTTAAACGATAACCTTAAAGACTTGCAGGCCATTACCGGTGTAAGCGATATGCAACTACAGAAAATAAGTGCAGCTGCCAGGGATAATGCCAAAGCCTTTGGTGTTGATGCCAGCAGTGCTGTAGAGAGTTACAAATTTATCTTATCTCAATTAGGGCCAGAGATTGCCAACAATGATAAAGCGCTATCTGCAATGGGTGTAAGTGCAGTTACCTTAAGCAAGCAGATGCGTGGTGATGTGGGTGCTGCTACAGAGGTTTTAACAACGGCGATGAATCAGTATGGTGTAAGCCTTAGTGATCCGATGAAAGCAAGTAAGGCCATGGCTGATATGATGAATGTGATGAGCGCAGCAGCACAAGAGGGCAGTGCAGAAATGCCACAAATAAAAAATGCCCTGGCTGAAAGTGGTATGATGGCTAAAAGTGCCGGTGTAAGTTTTGGTGAATTAAACAGCGCTATACAAGTGCTGGATAAAGCAGGTAAAAAAGGTGCAGAGGGTGGCGTAGGTATAAGAAATGTATTGGCTGATATCAGCAGTGGTGATTTGATGCATAAGCGCAGTAAAATGGTTTTAGAGGATGCCGGTATTTCAGTGGCTGCACTGGCTGATAAAAATAAAACATTCAGTGAAAGGCTTGCCATGCTTAAGCCTATTGTTAATGATAATTCAAAAATGATAGCGGTTTTTGGTAAAGAAAATGCAGCCGCTGCCATTGCCCTGGTACAAGGCACATCAGAGTTGGACCGGTTTACGCAAAAGACAGCAGGCACCACATCTGCCACAGATATGGCTGCTGTTAAAATGACCTCATTTAAAGAGGTAATGAGCCGTGTGAATGCACAAATAAAAGATGTAGGTATCAGCATTTTTAATGCTACACAAAGTGTTTTACCATTCTTAAGTATTGCAGGTGGTGGCCTTAAAATATTGGGAGATTTTGGAATGGCTGCGCAGGGTGTTGCCATCATTGCTGAAACCAAATTTGGTGCTGCAATTGGTAAGGCTGCTGTAGCTGTTGGTGGCTTTATAAAAAACATAGCACTTTCCATTTTTAATGTAGCCAGGCAAGGTGTAGCAATGGGCGTGCAGGCTGTTGTAAGCGTTGGCAGTTATGTTGGTAGCTTAATAGTTGCTACAGCTGCACAGCTGGGTTTAAATGCCGCCATGTATGCCAACCCTATAGGCATTGTGGTGCTGGGTATTGTTGCTGCCGTTGCAGCCATTGGCGTGCTTATTTATTATTGGGATGAGATATGGAGCGCAATAAAAAAGTTTACAGCCTGGGTGTGGGAGCACAGCCCTTTTAAATTTTTGATTGATGTGGTAGATAATATTTTCCCTGGGTTTAAAAATGCTATGACACAATTATGGGATTGGGTAAAAGCAAAATTTACAGCCCTGCTGGATTGGTTTAAAAATGCATGGAAAAGTATTAAAGGTTTTTTTGGTTTTGGTGATGATGGCACCAACGCTACCAAAGAGCAGGCACTTGCTATGGAGGCTGCTGTAAATGATGCAGTAGCCAAACCGGTAGAAGTTAAGGCCATTGTTGATACCAGTGGTGCCAACATCAGCAGCCATGGTGCAAAGGCTGATAAACACACTGCCTCATCTAAAACAATGGCAAGCAATATCAGCAGTGGTGGCAGCAGGCCTACTACAATTCATTTAACCATTCATAAGTTACAGGATCAGATTGTAGTACATACAACTAATCTACAGATGGGTGCTAAAGAAGCAGGTAAACAAATAGTAGAAGAATTGCTGATGGCAATCAATTCAGTTAACGGAAAAGTAAGCGCAATATAATGGCAAGTGTAAACGTGATACAAGTTTTAAACAGGGTGTATGGTGTGCGTGGCCTGCCGTTTCCTCAAAAGCCATCGCATGCAGATGCACCGGTGATAGCTGGTGGATTTATAACAGAGAGCCACCCAGCGCAGCAGCGCAGTAGTGTTGGCACACCGGTTAAAAAATACAGTAATCAGGATTTAGGGCAATACGAATTTTTACCAGCCACCATAAACGGTATTGCTATACCAAATGCCCTGGTGATGATAAGTGGTGAAAAAAGTATAGTTGAAACGGATATAGTAGATGTAGGTACTGTATTTGAAAAAGTTTTTACAAGGCCTTATGATATTACCATCATCGCCACTTTAACAGGTGATAACCAGTGGCCGGAACTGGAATTAAAACAACTGGTAGACCTCTGGAAAAAAGACGATTTAGTTACACTTAAGTGCGCCTTAACTGATCTTTTTATACAGGATAAAAACAACCTGGTACTTACTGCCATCGCCATGCTGGATGCTGAAGGTAGTGAGACAACAGAGGTGATACAGTTTACAGGGAGAAGCAATATTGATTTTGAATTAGAACTAATATAAATGTACGTAAGGCAAACATGCAATATCGAAATTGGAACCAGGTACAGGCTGCGTGGTTTGCATAGCATTGAAATAAAAAAAAGCGTGCACCAGATTGTTCAAAGTGCTGTATTGCAATTACCGCTAAGTGTTTTAAAACGGAATAACCAACTGCTTGAAAGGATAAGGTTGATAGATAATATTAAAGAGGGTGATTTTATAAAAATTGATTTGGGTTATGATGGCAACAATAAAAATGAGTTTACCGGTTACATCAAAAGGATAAATTTAAAGCAGCCTTTAGAGTTGGAATTAGAGGATGAAATGTATTTACTGCGCAGCTGTTACTATAAAAAGAATTTTAAAAAAAACAGTGTGCGTGAAGTGCTTAATTATATTTTGAAAGGCCTGGCAGAGCAGAGTGGTTTGGTGTTGCAGTTATATGATAAAATGCCAGAATTAACAGTAACAAATTTTATGATGGATGGCGCAAACGGTATAGCTGCTTTACAGGATTTAAATGATAAGTATGGCTTAACCAGTTACCTCACTACCATTGATGGTAAAAAAGTTTTGTACTGTGGTTTATTGTATGGCCTTAAAAAGAATAGTGTAAAATATCAGCTACAGCGTAACACCATCAGCATTGATGATTTAAAGTATCAGGTAAATGCAGCCATCAGCTACCAGATAAAAATTGTAAATCATCAGCCTGATGGCATAGTAAAAAATTATACGATTGGAAACAAAAAAGGCGAAGAGCGCACCATGCATTTTTATGGTACGCACACAGAGGCAGAATTAAAACAGATGGCAGCAGCAGAGATGGTAAACTTTAGCAGCAATGGATATAAGGGCAGCTTTGAAACCTTTTTACTACCTGCTGTGCAGCCTGGTGATATTGCTGAAATAACAGAGAAACAATTTAGCAGGCAGGGCCGGTATTATGTTGGAAGTGTTACTACCACATTTGCTGCCGGTGCCAGGAGAAAGCCAGAAATAGATATTTTATTATGAAGCAGGCAACGGAATTAATAAAGGCATTGAGGCTTATAAATGATAAGGGTGCAAACTGTTTTCCTGCTGTTGTGGTAGCTGTTGATAAAACAAAAAGTACCTGTGATGTGGAATTTAACGAAATGGAGATAGGTGAGGTACGCATACAGGCAACCGTTGCAGATAATTTGAAAGGTTTAAAAATGTTTCCTGCTGTTGGTAGTGTTGTCATCATTGAAAAGCTGGGTGATAAAGGTGAGTATTTAGTAAAGCTATACAGCGAAGTTGAGCAGGTAATTTATGAAATTGACAATACGCACTTTGCGATTAAAGATGGTTTTTTAATTGGTAAAAATGATGATACAATAAAATTGCTTTTGCATGATCTGATTAATACAGTAAAAGCAATTGTAGTGCCTACCAACGTAGGGCTATCTGGCAACCCTTTAAACGTTGCAGAGTTTAATTCGATTTATGATAGAGTAACAGCATTATTTAAATAACATGGCACTTGATAAGGCACAATTAAAAAGCAGGGTAAGAAGTATAGCAGATGATTTATATGCCAATACGGATAACAAAACATCAGATGAGTGCAGGGAAATTTTTGCTACCAGGTTAAGTGATGCAGTAGATGAGTTTGTACGCACAGCACTGGTAACAGTTAACACAACAGGCACAGCAGCTGCGCAGCATGGCACAGGTACATTAAGCTAATTTTTATGACAGATATTTTAACAGATAGCATAGGTGATTTGCTGATAGAAAATGGTGATCTGGTTACTGGCTACAGCGATTTGCAACACCAGGAACATTTACTACTGGCACAAAAGGGAGATTTTAAAGAGCAGCCCACAGTGGGTGTGGGTATTGAAAACTTTTTAAATAGCAGTGATGTAGATGAGTTTTTAAGTGAGGTAAAAAGCGAATTTATAAAGGATGCAATGGCAGTAACTAAACTGGATTTTGATGAGGCAACTGGTAATTTAAATTATGATGCAAACTATTGAAATAAAAGAAGGGCAGGTGTTAATTGATGTGGCCATGCAGTACTGTGGCAACGCTGCCAGGCTGTTTGATATTGCGCAGCTTAATGGAGGCTTAAGCACTACAGTAGTGCTGCCTGTTGGCACAAAAATACTGGTGCCGGATGCATTTATAGAAGATCAGAAAACAGCAGATGAATTTAAAAATAAACAACTGGTACCAGCCAGCAATGATGATGCAGATGATTTTGTTTTAGGTGGTATTGGCTTTATGGCTGTTGGTGTAGATTTTAAAGTGAGTTAATAAAAATATTTATGGCACGTACAATTACAGAAATTAAAAAAAGTTTGATGGATAAGGTGGCAGCTGATGCTGTTTTAGGGCCACTGCTTACCAGCACCAGTGCCGTGGCTGTGTATGGTGCATTTTTATACATTGCCTCTTTTGCTGCATGGACGGTAGAAAATTTGCATGATCTTTTTAAGGCTGATGTAAATGCTACGATTGCAGAGAAAAACCCACACAGCGCCCGCTGGTACGTTAATAAGGTAAAAGAGTTTCAGTATGGCTTTAACCTGGTGCCGGAAAAAGATTATTATGATAACACCGGTATAGCGCAGGATGTGATTGATGCCAGCAAAATAATAGCCTATGCCAGTTTTGTACAAGAGCCAGAAACCCGTTTAAAGCTGGCAAAAAATGTAGGCACCGGTTTGGGTAAATTAAGTAATACAGAGTTAACTGCTGCGATAGAATATGTAATGCGGTTTAAAGATGCCGGTGTAAAATTAAAACGCACTACACTCACTGTGCCGACTACTATCACCAGCAATGATCCAGATCAATTATACATTAAGATGGATGTGTATTTTAATCCATTGGTTTTAGGTATTACAGGCAACCGTTTAGATGGAACTATAGCAGCACCGGTGCCGTCTGCTATCCGTAATTATATCAGCAATATTGATTTTGATGGTGTGTTTTCTGTTCAAAAATTAGTTGATGCAGTGCAGGCTGTAGATGGTGTAAAAGATTTGTTTTTAGAAACCATACAGACACAATATGGAGCACTGCCTTTTACAAGTGTAGCAGTGGATTTTATACCAGATGCAGGCTACCTGGTAATTGATGATGCAAATTTATTATTAACATTTATACCAGCATAGTGGCTAATATTTATGATATCAATTTTAATAACCAGGCACGCTGGAACCTTGCACACTACCTGCGCAAAGTGCGCATGCTGGCATTTATAAAAATACTGGTGTTTCCTTTTATTGTGATATATCAGGATGTAATGCGATTTAGAAAGGCTACCCTGTATGATCTGATGATAACGCCACAGGTTTGCTATTTGGAAGCCATGCTAAATGATAGGTATGATTTTGTATTAAGGCGCATTTACATTGATGAGGTAGAAGAGTTTCCACCACTTTATTTATACAGGCGTGATGAGGAAAAACCGGTATTTATTTACAGGCGAAGTGAAGCACAGCCAGTGTATTTATACACACGTGCAGAGGGTGCATTACATGCAGATGATTTTATAGTAATGGTGCCAAATGATATCAGTTTTAATCAGCTTGAAATGCGCAGCCTGGTATATAAGAAACGCTTACCAGGGATGAAATTTAAAATACAACTTTTTTAAAATGAATACAATCAATTTCAGTAATCTCAAAGGCTTTCCTCTTACCCAGGATGATCTGGATTTTTTGCAGCAGAGTTACCTGGCTGCATTTAATGGCATAGCAAAACTATGTGGTGATAAAACTATACTGGCAGGTGTGGAGCATGTTGGTGGTGCAGTAAGTGCCGGATGGATTGTATATAATGGTGAAATGCTACCCTTTGTAGCCAGTGCCTATGCTGCTAATGTGGTAATAATCGAAACAGATACCGCTTTAACTTTTGGAGATAACACTTTGCATGATGTAATCATAAGCAGGTATGCTACCTGTGGTGTAAGTGGGTTATTTCCTTTTAGTGATCTGGTGCCACTTACCAGCCTGCAAAACATCTGGTTGCCTGGTGATTTAAAAATGAAGTATGTAGATGCCACGTATGAGGATGCCAATTTTGATAGTGATGGCTATGGCGTTAACCGCGAAAAGGGATGGCGAAAATTGAGCAGCGCAGTGCCATCATCTGCCGGTAAAGCGTTGGTAAATAAAGCTGCCGATGATACTGATTTTGGCACAGTGGGTAATGTTGCAGCTGGTGAAAAAAAGCATAAGCAAAGTATTGCAGAAATGCCGGTACATAAGTTTAAAAATGGTTTGGCAAATGATAGTGACAGCCTTTTTGTTTATGGCGGTACAGCTGCTGGTGGTGGCTCTGCTGCTACAGGTAATGCAGGCGATTCAGCAGGCGCAGGAAACCGGCAAGGCTTTACAGAAACGCTGGGCAGTGGTACTGCTTTTAATATCATTCAGCCATCTTTTGTTGTACTCACTTTAATTAAATTATAATGGCTCTTAAAGACACAGTTAAGCAGTGGTTTCAAACAAACGACTATCCAACGCAGGTACAGTTTGAACAGTTTTTTGATAACATCAGGTGGAAAGATGAGGCCATAGAAATTATCAATATAACCGGTTTGCAGGCCATCTTAAATGCGCTGGCACCTACTGGCAGTATTGTTAGCCGTGAAGCATTTACAGTATCAGGCACAGCTAAAGATTATGTAGTACCTAATGGGTATATACTTAATTCAATTTCTGTTTTACCAACTACTAACACTACTGCTTATTGTGGATATACGGGCGGCGATTTGGAGGCACTTATCCCAAATGATGGCACTATCATCACAAGTGCTGCCGGTACATTGTGGGTGCTTAATGAGCAGGTTTTTAGCGGCTCAAATAAATCTATAACAGTTACGGCACCAGCTGGCACCGTATTAATTTTCGTAATTACTAAAATATCATAAATGAAAAAATTGCTTTTGATTTTATTGGCCTTTGTAACTATATCTGTAATTGGACAAACGCCAAAAAGTTACACATACGATGCCCTGTGGCTTAAAAACTCTTTTCAGCTGGGATCAAAAAAAGTAACCGGCTTTAGTACTGATACCGGTGTAGGATCACAAAGTATTAATTTACTGATGACAGAGGCACAGATAAAAAAACTTATTTACGCCTGGCATAGCGGTGGCCCTGGTGGCTCATCTATTTGGGGCACTATTGGTGGCTCATTGAGCAGCCAAAGTGATTTAGTAAGTGCATTCAGTGGCAAAGAGAATGCGCTTGGCAATCCATCTACAAATGGATATCAATTATATTCATCTACCACAGGTGCAAGAACGTGGGCACCGCCATACATTCCTACTTTGCAGGAAATTACAACCAGGCAAAACTTTACTACTACTGATATTCAGTCAACAGGGCAGCTAACAGCTTATAATGCATCTAACACCAACAGCTATGCAACAATAATAGGCAGGCCTACAGGTAGTTCTTTATTACTGGTAAATACAATTGGCTCATGGGTTGATATTCGTGGTGACTCTATAAGCAATGCCTCATATCTCTATATGCCAAAAAGGCCATTGCTAAGCAGTGCTTTTTTGCCTGTTAGTGTTAACGGTGTGCCAGCTGATAATACTGGAAATATTGTAATCAGTACAGGTGGTACGCCTGCATTTAGTGCCATCACCGGTAAGCCTACTACGTTGGCAGGTTATGGCATTACTGATGCAGCTGCACTATCACACACCCATACTTTTGCAGCGCTTACCAGTAAGCCTACCACAGTGGCAGGCTATGGCATTACTGATGCCATGAGCCAGAGCATTACAGACGCCTTATATGCACCACTTGGCCACGTGCATACCTTTAGCACGCTTACCAGCAAGCCTACCACCATCAGCGGCTATGGCATTACTGATGCCTTTACACAGACTGCTGCTAATGCTTTATATGCAACGATAAGCCACAGCCATTCGTTTGCAAGCCTTACAACAAAACCTACTACTATCAGTGGCTATGGTATTACTGATGCAGAGGCTGCATTAGGTAACCCTTCTACGTCTGGATATGTATTATCCAGCACCAGTGCTGGTGTGCGCAGCTGGGTTGCACCAGGTTCTGGTGGTGTTAGTGCTTTTAGTTCGCTCACTGGCATACCTACTACCATTGCAGGGTATGGCTTAAGTGGTGATGCATACACTAAAACGCAGGTAAATAGTTTGATTGCAGCAATACCCAGCGATACTACATTTTATGGAGCAGGATTTAATAATGTAAAGACTTTTGATGGTAGACGAGATTCTGTTGTAACTAATTTTTTACCATCAAACAGAACTGTATATATTGATAGTGCCGGTAATGATGCTACTGCTAAAGTTGGAAGTATTTTATATCCATTTAAATCAATTCAGATAGCACTTGATTCAATACCAACGGGAGGTATTGCAAAACTTAGCCCTGGAACATTTTTAATAAATTCAGCAATAAGAATAAAAAGCAATCAAAGTCTTATTGGCTCTGTGGGCACCATAATAAAAAAGAATGCTGCATTTACTCATGCCATTGTAAATGATGCTACTTATAGAAATAACGGCACATTAGATTCTAACATTGTAATTGAAAGGATAAGCATTGATGCTAACCATTATGGTGGTAGCACAGGGCGTGCAGCTGCAACTGCAAATGGCAATCTACAGTTAGCGTATGCCACACGTGTGCAGGTTTCAAATTTTACATTAGTTAACAATGATGCAGGTGTTTTTTCTACCCACTTTCAAAGTCTTACTAATTCAATATTTACAGATACACGTATTGTAAGCGCTAAAGATGGATTGCATTTACAAAATGGGTGTAAACATGTAAGATTTAAAGGTGGGCATCTGGACACTTACGATGATGCTATAGCTGTATTGGCAGATGATTATGCAGCATATCAGCACAGTGCAGATAGTATAGAGGATATAAGTTTTGAAGATTTTATTATTGATACGGTAAATAATCCAACGCCTACAGGTTTTGCTGTTAGACTGTTAACAGGTAGCTGGTTAGCCTGGAATAGTGGTAATAGTTATTCCACAGGAAACTATGTTACAAATGCCGGTAAAATTTATAAGGCAGTTACCGCTGGGCCTTTTACGGGAACAAATGCACCTACGCACACAAGTGGTGATGTAACTGGTGCAGATGGTATTACATGGAGATATTTAAGTACTGGCACGCAATTGTACACGCAAATAAAAAATATAAGATTTGGAAATATTCGGATCAATGGAAATAGACGTATTACAAGAACTTTAAACAATGATGCCTATGATTATGGTGTTTACCCAGGCACTACTGGTGGTGTAGTTGATGGGTTGAATTTCTTTAATGTTACAACATCAGGCAGCTTGCCAGTAACTTATATTGATACCACAGGATCAATAACAAGAAATTCAAACCTCACAAATTCAGGCATAAGTGGCAAGAAATTATTTAATAATTTATTTGGCAATATTCAGGTGCCTGATAAACTTTATGTACATAACAAAATTGATATTGGAACCGGTTTAGATAATGTAAATAATTCAGATTCATCATCTATTTTAACTGTTAAAAGCACCACTAAGGGTGTAAGGTTTCCTGCCATGACTAATGCCCAAATCAATGCAATTGGTACAGCCGGTTCAATAGATGTAGGCCTATTGGTTTACAATCTCGATAGTTCAAGATATTTTATTTACAATGGATCATCCTGGAAAGGCATAATGCACCAAAGCGATATACCATTTTATGCAGTATCTGGTGGCCTTGCTTACACAGCTGGGCAATTTAATATTGGTACAGATTATACCTCTTTTACTGGCTCTTTAAACTTGTCAAGAAATGGCGGCCAAATAATGTCCAGAAATATGTCTGCAACTACTGATGAGAAAATTTGGGATCAGAGAGCATCAGGAAATACTTATGTATTTCGTGCAGTAAATGATGCAAACAGCAGTGGTACGCAGGTTTTAACTTTTAATAGAAGTGGCGCAACGCCTACCAATGCAGATTTTGGTGTACCAGTTAAAACAAGTTATGGTATTATCGGGCCGGTAAAAGTAGGCAATTCAACTACTACAGGAAATAGCGCTCCCAATGGTGTAACAGTAAGATTAAATAATGCAGATAATGATGTTTTTTTAGCAATGGTTTCAGAGGGCACATCCACTTCTTATATTTCAAATGGGGGTACAGGCAGGCACCAGGATGTTGTTTTTTCATCTGGTGCAGGTGCTGGAATGAACTGGATTTATAATACAGGTAGCGTAGGCGTAGGTGGTACGCCAAATGCAGCAGCCTTGTTAGATGTTGCAAGTACAACCAAAGGTTTTGCTCCGCCTCGCATGACTTCTACCCAAAGAGGTGCAATATCATCACCATTTGCAGGCCTTACTGTTTATTGTACTGATTGTACTGCAACTGATGCCAGCACCGGTGTAATGACTACATACAATGGCTCTACATGGAAAAATAACTGGTAATTGAAAGGCTTAATTACCATAATGTTTTTAATGCCATTTATTGCCAGTGCGCAGCATGATAGCACGCACTGGCAATACTTAACTGCCAATGATAAAAAGGTAATTGGTTACCAGTTTTTTGATGGTGCATTTGATGGCTTAAATAACGCTCTACAGCACCACGGTATTGGTGCCGGTTATGATTTTTGGGATTATCAAACCAGCTGGAAAAGAAAGTATAAATATTATGATGGTGGTGATTTAAGAGCACGTTATTTATTTAGCAAAAGCCTTTTGGTAGCTGGCACAGATGGCTGGCATGCTACACGTGCAGCCAGTAGAATTACAAAAACATTTACCATAATTATTGATGATACAAATTTTAAAAGCTGGCGTAAAATATTACGCAAAGCGCTCATTGTGTCTATAGCCAACAGGGCTGGCTTTTATCTTACTTACAATTTAATTTTTAAAAAATGAAAGGACTTTTTACAGGGATATTTTTACTGTGCTTTATAGCTGGAAAGGCTACCAATTACTATGTAGATTCAACGGGCGGCAATGATACCAATACAGGTACATCAGCTGCCTTTGCCTGGCAAACATTGACAAAAGTTAATAGTGCTACCTATGCCAGCGGTGATGTTATTTATTTTAAAAGAGGGAATGTTTTTCCTGGCACAATTACAGTAAACAGGAATACAGTTTCATTTGGATTATACGGCACCGGTGCTGCACCTGTTATAACTGGTTTTATAACGCTTACATCATGGAGCAATCAGGGTAGTGGTATATGGAAGTGTAATGTATCAGCTGCAAGTACTTCGCTAAATATTGTAACTATAAACGGTGTACTGCAAAGGCGTGGCAGATGGCCAAACTATGATGCTGCTACAGGTGGCTGGTTAAGCCAGGACACTACCAACCAAACAGGGCCATACACCCCGTTTATTACAGATAACCAATTAACAAGTATTACCAGTACAAACTGGACAGGTGCTGTATTAACACGCAGGGTACGCCATTATACTACCAATAATTATCCAATTATTTCGCAAGTTGGTAACCGTATTAATTTTAGATATTGCACCGGTTTTGATGGCGATACTTTACGTGATTTTGGCTCTGATGGGTATGGTTATTTTATCCAGGATGATTTAAGAACGCTTGATACGCTGGGTGAGTGGTTTTTAAATAAGAGCACTAAAGATTTGTACATGTATTTTGGTGCAGCTGCGCCATCATCATTTTTAATAAAAGCATCAGTGCAGGATATTGGTTTGAATTGTGGTGATAATGGTTTTGGGGCTGGTGGTACAGCAAGAACAAACGTTACTGCTGATGGCCTTGCTTTTGAGGGCTATAATAAAGCTGCTGTTTGGGCCTTTAATGGTGCCAGCATAACAGTTACCAATTGTACAGCTAATAATTGTTACCAGGGTGTTTTTGCATGGAATGTACAAAATACTACTGTAACTGATGGCGATTATAATAATTGCTTAAATAATGGTATTGCAGTTTTAGCCAGAACAATTGGTGGCACGTCTGGTGTAACTATCAGCCGCAATAAGGTGCACAAAATAGCACTGTTGGAAGGTATGGCAGGTAATGGATCAAATGCCAGTACTGGTATCTTGCAAAGCGGTAATGCAACTATTATAGATAATAATTCTATAGATAGTGTTGGTTACAATGGCATCGACTTTAGAGGGAGTAATGTTTTAATTAAAAAGAATTGGGTAAATTATGTGTGCATGAATAAAGATGATGGAGGTAATATATACACCTGGGGCGATACAGCAGAGGTGAGCAGGGTGGTTGATAGCAATTTTGTTTTTAATGCTATAGGAGATATAAGAGGTCGTAATGATGCACCTTTTGCTACTTATCTGCTGTATGCTGATGGACGCAGCAGGAACGTGAACTATAAGCATAATATTGGCGGCTATGGAGGCACAGGATTTTTGGCTAATGATCCCAAAAATATAAAGTTAGATAGCAATGTATTTTATAAAACAAATTTTGGTTTTTCAATTGCACGTTTTCCAGAAACAATAACTAATACCAGGCTTACTGGTGATACAATTACTAATAATTTATTTTGGGGGCTGCAAAATAATATTGGATGGGTGGAAAGCAAATTGCAGGTGCCTGATAACTCTTTATCATTTGCACAGTCTATTATTAATTTTGGGCCAATTAATAATAATACTTATGTGCAAACTACAACCGATTTGCAGGCCAATATTTATTATTCCAATACCATTGGTGGTACTACGTATAATTATCAAAATACCACCAGCCCTGGCAACTTAAGCTATGCGAACTGGAGAGCGTTTAGCCATAAAGATTCAACCAGTAAAGAGTTTAATGGTACTGGTAATACCCATTTTTATGTTAATCCATCATCAACACCTATCACAATTGATTTAGGATTAGCGCAGCATAAAAACACAGTAGATACAGCCACAAAGTATAATAACAGTGTAATTGTGCCTGCATGGAGTTACAGGATAACTACAGAGAATGGCCTTGCACCAGTAGCACCGGTAACACCAGTTATAAGAAATTATATTATCAAACGGAGGCGCAAATAGTATTGTTTAAGAGGCATTTAAAAGGCTAATAAGTAACACTTATTAGCCTTTTTTTATTACTTTGGATTTTAGGACGTTTGGGATTATTTTATAGGACGTTTGAAATTTGCGCTTTTAGATGGAAAAAGGTAATTGAAATGTTAGAATCCGACCCAATGTTTCAAGAAGCAGAAATTAAAGGTCTAGTTGATATTGAGAACGAAGAGGAATTTAAGGCTATTTGTTTTGACACTTTTAAGAAATTAAGCTCAGGTCATAAAATAGTATTATTAACTATTACAAGACTTGTTGAAACTCTTCAAGAAAGAAGTCTGGTATTAATTGATGAACCAGAAGCACATTTGCATCCTCCATTACTGTCAGCTTTTATAAGAGCACTTTCAGAAATATTAAATGAAACTAATGGTGTAGCGATAATTGCGACTCACTCTCCGGTGATACTTCAGGAAGTTCCCAAAAGTTGTGTTTGGAAATTACGAAGGTCAGGCATCGAGGCTGTAGCGGAGAGATTACTGATCGAGTCTTTCGGTGAGAACGTTGGAGTTCTGACTAATGAGATTTTTGGGCTTGAACTTACAAAAACTGGATTTTATAAGTTATTGAATGATGCTACGCAAGATCTCGAAAGTTATCAAAATGTGCTCTCCTATTTTAATAACCAATTGGGTATGGAAGGCCGTGCTATTGTGATGTCTTTAATTAACAATAATCAAGAATAATTCATGCGTCATATTAATAAGCCACAAGAAGTCGCAGTCGATGTATTTTTAAATTGCATTAGCCTAGTAAAAAATGTAAATCTGAAGAGTAGATTAACGGCTTGCCAACATTTAATTACTGATGCATATACCGAGTTTGAAGATAAGGTAACTAATGGAGACGTTTGCACTATTATAAGAGAAGCGATAATAAATGGGAATGTAACCGCAAAAGAACTTGAAGATGTGTATACTAAAAGAATGGCAAAGAAGAATAGACCAGGTAGAGCATTATATGACAAGATAAAAATATCGGCACCTAACGGTATATGCCCGCTATGTTCGCAAAGAGAGGCTACAACCCTAGACCATTATTTGCCTAAAGCTGAGTACCCAAGGCTTTCCGTAGTACCAGTTAATTTAGTTCCAGCCTGCAAGGACTGCAACACCTCCAAATTAACTAGCTATCCTCAAAATCCTGAGGAAGAAATGATACATCCATACTATGACAATATTGAAAATGATGTATGGTTAAATGCTTCGGTTATTCAAACAACTCCACCCACTATTCAATTTTATGTACAGGCCCCAGCAAATTGGGATGATTTGTTGGTAGAAAGGGTTAAGTATCATTTTGGATCTTTATTTCTGCAAAAACTTTACTCAACTCATGCGGCTTCCGAGTTAAGGCAAATCAATTATAGACTAAGTGTTTTATTTGCAAAATCGGGAGCCGCAGGTGTCAGATTATATTTATTAGAAGGAGCAGAAAGTAGATCTCATGATAATCGCAATTCATGGCAGGCTGCAATGTATAATGCAACTGCTAATGACAACTGGTTTTGTAATGGTGGGTTTAATTTAAATATACCCTAATAAAATCCTGAACTTTATTAGTAAACAAATTGTAGAGCATTACCAATAATAAAAAGATTATAATGAGTAGCAATAGCACAACAAACACTTCCTCCATCGTCTCCAAAGTCTGGGCCTTCTGCAATACATTAAGAGATGACGGTGTTGGTTACGGCGATTATTTAGAGCAGCTAACTTACCTCCTGTTTTTAAAAATGGCAGATGAATACAGCAGGCCGCCGCACAACCGCAAAATGCCCATCCCAACAAAATACAATTGGGATACATTAACCGATAAAAGTGGCGATGCATTAGAAGTACATTACAACAACCTGCTGCGGGAACTGGCAAAAGAAAAAGGCATACTGGGCCAGATATTTACCAAGAGCCAGAATAAAATAACCGACCCTGCCAAGCTGTACAAACTCATTGCCCTCATCAATGCAGAGCAATGGGTGCTGATGGGTGTAAAAGACAAGGGCGATATTTACGAAGGCCTGCTGGAAAAAAATGCAGAAGATACCAAGAGCGGAGCCGGTCAGTATTTTACTCCAAGGCCGCTCATTAAAGCCATGGTAGAATGCCTGCGCCCCGAGCCCATGAAAACCATTGCAGACCCGGCCTGTGGCACTGGTGGTTTCTTTTTAGCGGCCTACGACTGGATAACCGATAACCAGGATTTAGATAAAGAGAAAAAGCAATTTTTAAAATACAACACTTTCTTCGGCAACGAAATTGTAGCAGGCACCCGGCGGTTGGCATTGATGAATTTGTTTCTGCACAACATCGGTGATATAGACAGCGAACACATTTTTATTTCACCCAACGATTCACTCATTGCATCTTCAGAAACCCGGTACGATTATGTACTGGCCAATCCACCCTTCGGCAAAAAAAGCAGCATGACCTTTACCAACGAAGAAGGCGAACAGGAAAAAGAAGACCTTACCTACAACCGACAGGATTTTTGGGTAACCACCAGCAACAAGCAACTCAACTTTGTACAGCATATCAAGAGCATGCTGAAAACAACGGGCATGGCTGCAGTAGTATTACCAGACAATGTATTGTTTGAAGGTGGGGCAGGAGAGACCGTCCGCAAAAAATTACTGGAGACCACCAACCTGCATACCATCCTGCGTTTACCAACAGGCATTTTTTATGCCAATGGTGTTAAAGCAAATGTATTGTTCTGGGATGGTAAGCCATCAAGCAAAGACCCGTGGACAAAAGAAGTTTGGGTATATGATTACAGAACCAACATTCACCACACGCTAAAGAAAAATCCATTAAAGCTGGATGATCTGAAAGATTTCATTGAATGCTACAACCCCAAAAACCGCAACAAGCGAAAAGAAACTTACCACGCAACAACCAACCCCGAAGGACGTTTCAGAAAGTTTAGCTACGATGAAATAATCGCCAGAGATAAAACATCTTTAGACATCACCTGGCTGAAAGATAAGTCCCTGGCTGATTTGGACAATCTGCCTGACCCGGATGTGCTGGCACTCGATATTGTAGAAAACCTGGAAGCAGGGTTGGAAAGTTTCAGGGCGATTATTGCAGCGTTGAATGTGAAAAGTTGA